CTTGCGTCCGTTTTTATCGGTGAACCACATCAGCCCGGTGCAGCCCAGATTAAGCGCGGCGTCCGTCATGGCTTCAAAGGTGAGCTGAGGCATGTCGGCACCGTGGAAATTGTTATTGATGCAGTTTTCTGCCCGTTGCAGATCGTTGATCCAGCGCCGCGCTATTTCCTGGTTGCTGTATTCGCGGTTTTCCACGCCGCCCGTGGAGCCGATACCAATGGTCAGAGCACCCGCCGTGCAGTAATAAGGCGTGCTGCGGCAGTCTTCCCAACCGGCAATTTTCTGCTGCCCTTCTTTCGTCGTTCTGACGCTTCCGGGTGCCAGTGAAATGCCCAGGGCCACAATCACCGCAATCGAACATTTTTTGATGATGTTCTTCATGTCGGGTTATCCCCGTGCAGTTGCTCCAGCAACTGCCGTTCGCGGTCCGACAGGTTGCGGGTTTCCGCCTGGCGGAGAATCTGCTCGATCAAATCGTTACGGCGCTGGCTGGCCTGCTCAATGCGGCGGCGGTGAATCGCCAGCCGGACGGCGGAAACAATCCCCAGAAGAAGGCCAGCCAGCGCCAGTTTTTCGCTGACGGTCATGACGCCCACGCCGGTCACCAGGGCGGATGTTGCAAACGCAAAATATTCGTTAATACGATCCAGAGTCATTCCCATAACTGGACGGTTACCCGTTCCACCTCGCTGGTTATCACGGGCATTTCGATCTCCTGCCCGGCATTCAAAAATATCTGGTTGCTCAGTCCCGGATTGGCTTCGAGCACCTTCTCCGTGACACCTGCGGTTTTGCCGTAATGACGCCAGCAAAGCTGATCAACCGTGTCGTTTTGCAGCGCCCTGACTTTCATCAGAACAGCTCCGCATAGATCCGGGCTTCTTCCCGAATGTCAGCGATACTCCAGCGCCCGTCCCGCCAGAGATCATCTATTTGCCTGTCCAGGGCTTCGGCGTCTTTGTCACCTTTTGGCGTGGTGCCAACATCCCTGTAACCCTCCAGAACACTGGCGCGCGTGAAGGAGTAGACCGCACGCCGGAAGCGGTAAACTTTTGCGCTTTCGCCGTTAATCAGCTCGACGGGTTCACCGGCGGAAGTCCGCAGTACAGAAGCGAGCGATTCCGCGCCTTCCGCCTCCCTGTGCTTCCGCCAGTCCTGCAGTTG